AGAAACTGTGAAGAACTCAAAAAGGCACTAACTAAATTCATTAGTAAATTAGCTGAATATTTTAGCAAATGACAGCATCATCCCTACTGACTGAAATCTACCAATCCAAAGAGATAGGAGAAGTAATCTCTAGGATAGAACCAGAACACATGAGGGATGATCTAAAGCAGCATGTATTCCTTATCCTATTAGAAAAAGAGGAAGCATTCATCTTAGAACTCAACCAGACAGGGAAGCTAAAAAACTATATCGTAAGACTGATTCGCCAGGTAATGGCTTTCACCCATGGAAGTTTCCACGGAGACAGAAGAAAAGGGGTAGCAATATCAACAGACTTCTCCATCATAGATGAAACCAACTACGAATCAGGAGGAATGAGCCATAAGGCTATCTATGATCAAATGCTAGGAACCTATCAGGAAGAACAGTCAGACAAAGAGCAGCATAGACTAGAGCAGGCATGTGAGGAAGAAATAGAGAAAGTCTACTGGTACAACGCAGAGCTTCTAAAAAGATACGTTGCTCTAGGAAACTATAGAGCCGTAGCGAAAGAAACAGGGATCCCGGTAAAATCAGTATATAACGCAATCAAAGCAGCGAAAGAACAAATTAAATATAAAGTCCTATGTCAATCTTAGACAAACACCGCCAAAAGTACCAAGAGTACCTAGAAGTAGGAAACGCTATCCACTTGTCTGACCCAGACAAAGATGCATTCCTAGAACTGGCTAGAACCTTCAATCCTAATTACACTTACCAGAAAGAATGCCTGACTTGTGAAATGGAGATGGTAGACTTCTGCTACATCCAGTCTGAACTAAAAACTCAGAAAGTGGCCATGTCATTCCCTAAAGCTGAGAAAGATGGCAACGAATAAACCTCCCATCAAGAAGAAGAAAATAAGTACCCCGGCAAAGCTTTGGGAGTTATTTGAAGCTTATGTAGAGCATGAGAGAGCTAATCCTATGTACAGAACAGACTATGTAGGGAAGAACGGTACAACAAAAAGGACACCATTGGAAACCCCAATCACTTTTGAGGGATTTGAAGTTTACCTTCAGGACCAACAAGTTATAGGACACTTGGGTGATTATTCAAGTAATAAGGATGGAAGATACGAGGCCTATGCGCCCACCATTACACGTATAAGACAAAACTGCTTCGTTCACAATTTCAGGGGAGCATCCGTTGGATTGTTCAATGCGAACATAATCGCCAAGAAACTAGGCTTGATTGAGAAGAGCCAAGTAGACATGAAAGTGGAGCAGCCATTATTCCCAGATTAGATGATAGTAATTGATAATAAATACGATATAGGAGACATTGTCTATGCGGTGACCGATATAGAGCAACATCCTAGAATTGTAACAGGCATAATGAAAAGAATGACTACCGTTTTGTATGAAACATCACAAGGAGTAAATTCTGCTTGGTTCAATGATTACGAACTATCTCCCAATAAGAATGAACTAATGAAAGCTGGTTTATAATGCCATTCATCAGGACCACAGCAATCAACAAGATACGAGCCCTAAAGAAGTTTGTTAGGGGTGTGCAGGGGGGAACAAGTGCCGGAAAGACATTTGGCATCCTTCCTATCTTGATTGACATAGCCGCTAAGGTCCCAATGTCTGAAATATCAGTAGTAGCTGAATCAATTCCCCATTTAAAGAGGGGAGCCATGAAGGACTTCAAGAAAATAATGGCAGAGACAGGCCGATGGGTAGGGGACCGATGGAACGCTACAGACTTCAAGTACACCTTTGCCAATGGTTCAGCTATTGAGTTCTTCTCAGGAGATAACGATGCTAAGCTAAGGGGAGCCAGAAGAGATTGGCTGTACATGAACGAGTGTAACAACATGACACTCCATGCCTACACAGAGTTAGCATCAAGGACAAAGATGGGTGTCTTCCTAGACTGGAACCCTACAGCAGCATTCTGGTTCCATGAGGAGTTAATGAATGACCCTGATGTGGATTATATTACCATTACTTACGAGGATAATGAAGCCTGTCCTGAATCAGCACTTAGCTTTATCCTAAAAGCCAAAGAGAAAGCCAAGACATCAAAGTTCTGGGAGAATTGGTACAAGGTCTATGGTCTTGGTCAGATAGGATCACTTGAAGGTGTAATCTTCCCAGACTGGAAACCGTGTAAGAATATCCCAGAAGGAGCCGAGTTGATAAGCTACGGCCTAGACTGGGGCTTTACCAATGACCCAACGGCATTGATAGCCGTATACAGGTTCAACGGTGCAATCTATGTGAACGAACTGATCTATCAGACCAGGTTAACCAACTCAGACATCATTGACAAGCTAAAGGTCCTTGGGGTAAACTCTAGGAATTGTATTGTAGCAGACTCAGCAGAGCCTAAGTCAATTCAGGACATGAGTAACGCTGGCTTCTGGGTTGAAGGGGCAAGGAAAGGACCAGACAGTATCAAGAACTCAATTGACCGCCTGCAGCAGTATGAAATCCTTGTGACAAGTGATTCCCTTAACCTAATTAAGGAGTTAAGGCAGTACAAGTGGGCAAAGGATAAGGAGGGAAAAGCCTTAAACGTTCCAGAGGATGCATTTAACCATGCTATTGATGCTCTGAGATACGTTGCTCTTAACAAGCTATCCCAATTTGAAAATAGCGGACACTATTCTTTTGCCTAACTTTACCAGATGCCTGAAATCAAAGCTGAAATATCATGGGGTGAGTTACCGGTTAACGGTAGACCATGCTCAGCTTGTGAGGTAGAGATATATGGGACCGGCCATGTTCCTGCCATGAGTATTGGCAAAGTGGAGGACTTGAATATCTCAACTGTCTCTATGATTCTCTGTGATAAATGCTTCGCTAAGCTAAGACCTATTAAAAAGTAGGCACAAAACACCCATTTCTGCCATTATAGGTATGAAGTGGGCAGATATTACCTTACAGCAGTTCCAATTTATTGACCGGGTTAATAATGACCAGGACTATGATGATTTGGATAAGATGCTTCATACTGCATGCATCCTGTTCGGTCATACTGAATACACTATCGCCCAACTACCCACCAAGAAAGTAGAGAAACTACTAGCCAAGACCCACAAACTGTTCTCCAAGGAATGCCCAGACATCCCCAAGAAAAGGATAGGAAAATATTTCATCAACTTCAAGATGGACACTATCAGATTTGGGCAATATGTAGAACTTACCCACTTCATCCAGAACGGAGCCATAGAGAACGCTGACAAGATATTGGCTTCTGTGGCTCACTTACCATTCAGAAAGAACAGCTCAGCCAACCACTACAAGGTATCAGAATACTTCCTTGGCCAGCCGGTCCCTTATGTTATCGGTTCAACCAAAGCAGTGATAGAATCATTTGCCGCTCTTAATGATCAGTACAAAGGATTGTTCAGTGGGGGAGAATCTGTGACAGATCCATTCAATAAGTATTACGGATGGGTGTTCTCTGCCACTCAGGTTGCTGAGCATGAGCGAATCACATTAGAACAGGCTTTTGACTTACCTATTAGACAAGCGCTAAATAATTTAGCATACCTAAAAAGCAAGGGTGAGTATGACAAATCCCAAATAAAAAGACATGCCGAATCCTAACTCAATATCATCCAGACAGAAAGCTGTGGTTGAGGGCGGGTTCCTTGACTTACTTGGGAGTGCTCCTGACTCATTCAAGCCGCCTAGCCTTGATGCTGTTACTGCCACGCTGGTAGAATTGGCTGCTATGTACATCCAGAAGGGAACGGACAACCTGAATAAGGCTGACAAGGTGAGCAGTGGCTTTTTATCTGACTCCATGATAGCCAGCCCTGTGCAGATACTAGGTAAGACCTACCAGATAGAAATATCACTAGCATCTTATTACAAGTTTGTTGACAAGGGGGTTGACGGATGGAATAAATCACAAGGAAGCCCATACAAGTTTAAGAACTACCAAGGGAAGAGTGGAGCAAAGACTTCGCCCATGGTAGAAGCCATCAAGAAATGGTTAGTCAGGGAAGGTCTGCAGGGAACGGCCACAGGGTACAAGCCGATTACCAAGAGAGAGAAGTTCCAGAAGAGTATCACAGATGCAAACACATCCAGAGCCATCGCTATAACCAAAGCCATCAGGAAGAAGGGTCTCAAACCAACCCACTTCTGGAGTGATACGGAGAAAGAAATGCTCCCAATTGCTCAAAGGATGTTTGGAGAAGCAATAAAAATAGACATCATCAATTCACTATCATGAACAAACACATCGCAAAGCAACTAAACGAAATCGCTGCAACCACGCCAACCTTATTTTCTTGGACCACTGAGCAAGTAATGATGTTTGGATGGGAACTTAACCTTACTCCTTTGGGAGACGAGATCAAGTTTGAGAAGGAAGCCGAGTATCCTATCCTAGTGCCAATGATGGTGGCCGTAGATCACAAGCAACAGTTCAAAGATGCATACAAGCGAGGTGGCTGGGAAGAAGTAAAAGCCTATCATAAATCAGTAATTGACAAAATAAGGAAGAATGAGCCTAGTAATTAACGATAATCCTGTTTCCTATGCTTCTTTGCATGGAGACCTACTTTTCACAGTGTATAATGCTACCAATGTGTCAAACACTGGCTATAAGTATGTCTGTGATATTTACATTGACAGTGTATTAGTTGCCAGGACTAAGGCATTCCCAAACCCTACTCATTTGAGAGGGGTATTTAACATTGGACCAGTAGTAAGGAACTATATTACTACTCAGCTGAACTTAACAATCCCAACTACTATCCAAACTCAGCAGATGGGTTCAGGAGAATTCTATGTTGATGTTGTTTGTAAGTTTGGAGAAGAGTACGGAGGAACACTTTATACCAATTTGGTGGTGGACAGCTCCAGAAGATTTTATAATCATTTTAATGGAAGGCTACTAGACACTGAAACAAAGCTATCCAGCTTCGTTAACAAGTGTCCAAGTAATAGGCCCTATTTAAACAGTGCGCTTTATACAAGCCTGTTCACTGAGAAGTTTTCTTTCCTTCCTTATTTCCCTGAAACTACTTCACCATATACAGTATGGGTTAAGACTTATTTATCCGATGGCACATTACAGAATGAAAACTCTGATAGTTTCACTCCATCTGGTTCTAAAGTACTTCAAATCCTAGATGTATCACCAGCTGGTCTTTGTTCAGTATTTGAAGGTGTTATTGATACAGATACTGCTTATTACATTGTAAAGGTTGGACCTACTGAAGAAACGGCAAGTGTCTATAGGTTTGATATTGTTTGTGAACCAAAGTACACAGCTAGATCAATTCATTTCCTGAACCAATATGGAGGTTTTGAATCAGTTGTATTCTCTAAGATTTCAAGGAAGAACATTGAAGTAGAGAAGAAAGACTTCAAGCAGCTTCCATACAGAGTGAATAGTTCTGGAGTAGTTTCTTACTATCAGAGCCAGGTACTTCATGACACAAGGACCGTCTATGCTTCCAAGTTCAGGGAGAAGCAAATCTTCAACTCAGATTTCATGAGTGACGAAGGTTATCAATGGCTAAAAGAGCTGATTGTTTCCCCAATAGTCTATCTGGAAGAAAGCGGCTACTTGGTACCAGTGACAATAGTTGAAACATCATACGAGGAAAAGAAAGTAGTGAATGATAAGCTGACAAGCCTATCCATTACTGTGGAATTTGGAGAACAGTATAACGCCCAATACAGATGATAGAAATATTCGTTGAAAATAAACAAGTAGATGTTTCTGCAGAGATTTCTGCACTGCTGACCTATTCCATTGATGATGTGAAGGACTTCGCAGCAAGGAACACTACTTTCTCAAAGACAATCGTTCTTCCTGGTACTACTAGGAACAATGCTTTGTTTGGCAATGTCTTTGATGTAAAGAATGGTAACTTCCATGATGCCACTCTGACCAATATTGGATACAACTTCAACCCGGCCAAAGGTGCTCAGTGTTTTATCTTCCAATCCAACATCCAAGTATTCAAGGGAGTGATTAGGATATTGGAGATTCTTGATGATAATGGATCCATTGAGTACGAATGTGCAGTATTTGGAGAACTAGGTGGGTTGATTGCTAAGATGGGCAATAAGAAACTAGAGGACTTAGACTTCTCTGCTTATGATCATACATTCAACGCTTCTGCCATCACTGATAGCTGGGATGCTACCCAAGGAAGTGGTATCTATTACCCATTGATTGATTATGGGACCTATTCAACAAATAAGCACGACTGGGACATCAGGACATTCAGACCATCTCTTTATGTGAAAGAATACTTGGACAAGATATTCACTGCTGCTGGATATACTTATGACTGCACTTTGTTCAATACATCAAGGTTCAAATCTGCAATCATTCCTTATAATTCAAGGAAGTTAACCAAGTACACTACTAGGGCTTTGACCTTAGGGAATACTGTTCCTTATGTGGTCCTTGATTCTGGTGGGTTCTTCAACTATATTGGATGGCCAGACTTTGTAGGTAGCTTCTTTACTCAGCAGAATGTGAACCAGAGGTACATGTATAACCAAACGGAACCACTGACACTGAATACAGTAGTTGACATTGATATTGAATACAGGGCATCGGGTAAAAACTTCCTTGTCAGCCTTTACAAGAATGGTGCTTATGTAGCTGGGAGCTCTCAGGTATTTGTGGGAACAGGTGGGGTAGTTTCTGCTAACTACTCTTTTACTGTAGATATTCCATTGGTCCAAAATGACTACATAGAGGTTGGCGTTCTTGCAACTAGTACACTAGGAGGAACTGAATACCTTCACTTGATCAATGGGTCCCTGACAGGAGATAACGCTGTTCCTATTATCGCTGCCATCCAGATTGGGGACACTGTAAAGATGAATGAAGCTTTGCCAAAGAATATCCTTCAGAAGGACTTTTTATCATCCATCATCAAGCTGTTCAACCTATACCTCACAGAGGATAAGTACGAATCAGAGAAAATCATCATCAAGCCTTTCCCGGATTTCATGGACACTAATCTTGACAATGCTCAGGACTGGTCAGGTAAGCTTAACAGAGCCAAGGTAGTCAGGTACAAGCCAATGAGTGAGATAAATGCCAGGTTCTACGAATTCAAGTATAAGGGAGACTCTGATTACTATAACGAACAATACCAGAAGAGATTCAACCAGAACTATGGTGACTATATTTATGATTCTGAGTATGAATTTGCTAATGAAAAAGAAACAGTAGACATTATTTTCTCAGGAACTCCGTTAGTAGGTTACACTGGAGAGGATAAAGTCTACCCAACTATTTTCAAGAGGACAGGAACAGGAACACTGGTAGAAGAAAACACAGATTCCAATATCAGGATCATGCTTAGCAAGAAAGTAACAGGAGTAGATTCTTGGGACTTGAAAGACGGGGCAAGTGTTCTCCAGTCATTGACAAGCTATGGCTATGCTGGACACTTTGATGATCCTGATGCACCGGCCAATGATTTGAACTTTGGCGCACCACAAGAGCTCTACTTTGAGTTAGTCAGTGGCGCTATCAACGTGAACCAGTTCAATGTGTACTGGAGCCCATACATGAGTGAGATAACTGACAAGGATAGCCGGTTAATGACTGCTTATTTCAGGTTGACTTGGATGGATATTTATAACCTAGACTTCTCCAAATACATTTTTGTTGATGGGAACTTATTTGTAGTTAACAAAATTGAAGACTACAACGCATCCATGGAAGATGAATGCAAAGTGACTCTTCTCAAAGTGATTGATTCAAATGCCACAGTAACAGCTCCGGCAGACGAACAGAAGGATGAAGTTTATATCTACACAGGAGCCGGTCCACACTTAGGAGCAGCTTTGTATGTTCCAGAGTTATCAGGAAAGTACATTAACCTGGTATTTAAGGGAGACAAGAGACTTGTTCCAACTACAGGCTATCCAACAGTTGACGAATACGCTTATAACTCAGCTTTGGGCTTATTCAGCTTTGGCAACGATATAGAAACAGACCAAGTGATTCAAATACTTTATAAAACAGCACCATAATGGCAGATGTAAACATAGGAGCAAAGATTTCCGTAGACATAAGCGGTAAGAGCATCAAAGAAGTTCAGGAGGACATTAAAAAGCTATCCCAAGAACTGAAAACTGCTAAGATTGGCAGTGATGAATACAAAGCAGCGGCTGAAAAGCTTGAAGCTACCCAGAAGGCTTTGGCTAACTCTACCAAAGGGAATAGTTCTACTTTTTCTCAGCTTAAAGAGCAGTTAAGTAATACGGTTCCAGCTTTTAACAGTGCTTCATCTGGCGCCAGCTCGCTAGGTAAGCAGCTACTTGCTTTGGCAGCGAATCCAATCGTACTGATTATCGTGGCCATTGTGGGAGCCTTGACTTTACTATACAAAGCTTTCACATCTACTTTTGAAGGTGGCCAAAAGGTAGAGCAAGTATTTGCGGGAATCCAAGCAGCTGCTCAGGTAGTAGTTGACAGACTGATCATGTTTGGTAATGCCGTGGTAAAGTTCTTCTCTGGAGATATTAAAGGAGCCATGAATGATGCCAAAGCTTCTGTCACAGGGATAGGTGATGAAATTTCCAAGACTTACGCTAAAGTTGCACAATTAACCAAACAGGCTCAGCAGTTACACAAAGAACAATTAGCCAATGACCTTGATTCAGCGGAAAGGCAGAAGAGACTAGCCATTCTGAGAGAGCAGTCCATGGATGAAACAGTCCCAATGGCTAAAAGGAAAGCAGCGCTCCAAGAATTGAAGAGGGATGCTGAGCAGAATGCCAAAGATGATATTGATTTAGCTAGAAGGACTACTGAAAACAAGATAGCCTTGCTTTCTCAGGGGTTAGATGGTGAAAAGAAGAACCAAGACGAAATCAACAGGCTAAAGATTGAGCAAATCAATGTAGAGACTGAGAACGCTAACGAACTAAGAAGGATTGGTAAGCAATTGTCAGCGGTCCAAAGACAAGAAGCAGCCGAGCAAAAGCAAAGGGATGAAGAGCGAAAAAAACAGTTAGAGGAACTGAAAAAACAAGAGGAAGAGCTTTACAAAGCATACCTCAATCGTGTTGCTTCCAGAGTTGGACTAGAGATAGTAAGCCAAAAACAAGTAGAAGCGGAACTGGATAAGATTAGGAAGGAAAGGGCTAGGAAAGAGAAAGAAGAAAAGGATGAAATCTTAAATAGGCAAAGGGAAATCCTTGCAGCTAAAACAAGCGCTCTTTACCAAGAAGCACAGCAAAGAGAAGCCGATAGACAAGCCCAGCTAGAAGCCGACAGGGTAGCAACAGAAGTAAGGATCAGTAATGCCAGGGTCGTGGCCGAAGCTTTGGTTAGTGTTAGCCAGGTGATAGGAGAGCAGACTGTTATTGGTAAGGGCTTAGCCGCTGCTTCCGCTATCATTAATACTTATCAAGGTGCTACCAAAGCATTGGCCCAAGGCGGTATATTCGGATTCATTGGTGCTGCAGGAGTTATCGCAGCCGGTCTTGCATCAGTAAGGAGAATTGTTTCTACTGAAATACCTGGTCAAGGTTCAGGAGGAACTACTGCAAATCTATCAGCCCCTACTTTATCTGCTCCAGTTCAACCACAGGCGCAAATACAGAACACTGTTTTAGACCAAAGACAGATTAACCAGATAGGAAATGCAGCCGGTAGAAGCTTTGTTTTAGACTCTGACATCAACAATAATAGGGAAAGGATTACAAGAATCAACAGAGCCGCCAGAATCGGATAATTGACACAAAACGCCATACCTCGCCATTAAGGGTATGGCGTTACCACTTTATAAACTAGCAATTGACCCCAATGCTGATAGTGACCTAGAGGTTAACTATGTGGCTTTGGTAGATCAGCCAGCCATAGAGAAAGACTTCCTAGCGTTCAAGAATACTCCAATGTACTTCGCCCAAGAAGACAGAAAGATAATCTCTGGACCAGCAATGCTAGCAGATACTCCTATCTATCGCAATGACAAGAATGGAGAGTATATGGTTGTTTTTGAAAAAGCAACTGTAGAACAAATCTGCCAGAAGTTCTTCGCCAAAGGGTACAATCAAAATTTCAACATCATGCATGACCCCAA